TCTTGATATTCTTCAGCTTTGGGATTGTTTTGATTACCATCTGACAGTAATTGAAAAGCCTCTTCTTTCTCGCTGTGAGTTTTTTGGCAAAGATAAGAACATGCATCCAGGTGAGTATCTGTTCTCTATTGATAACGCGCATCCGGATAAATCCGTGCTTGATATAAATTTTAGTGAATATGACCCAGAACATAAGTCATTCAATATCCTAAAACTTGATAATGGACAATACGCGGCTCAGCCGAATAACAGAGTGATATGGAAAGATAGTAGTTTAATACCAGAAGAAACATTGCAACCAGATTTTTTGGTTTGCACTCAAAACTACTCAGTTGAAGGCCGTGAAACTAAATGGTCCGTAGGACACACTAGTGAATGGCAATATAAAGCAATAGGAGAAGAACATGGCTGATGAAGAACAAGGTGAATTGCCAATTGTACAAATGATCGATTTGGCAGCGTCACATCAATTTAATAAAGCAACAGAAATATTTAATGATCTTATTGGTCAAAAAATGAATGATCGTCTAGAACAAGAAAAGATTGCTATGGCTAATCAAGTCTTTAATGGTGTAATACCAGAAGATGACGACGAAGATGATGAGCAGCTTGAACTTGATTTGGATGATGATGAAGAATATGATGAGGAAGAATTAGAAGATGACGATATCGAAGTTGACGAAGCCGATGTGGACGAAGACGACGGCGACTACGACGATGAGGAAGAACCTCGAGAAGATTAAAACCTTCTGTATCGTTATTCGAGACAACGAACGTTCTGAATATTACTTCAATAAAATAAAAGATAGTTGGGCAGAGGCTGGCGTTAATCTCGAAAGGATTGACGCCACCACCCCTGAGACTATTGATCCTAAGTTTGAATTTGAAGACCAGCACTATGCTGAAAAGTATCAGAAGGCAGGTGTTATCAAAACCATGTCACCAACTGAGAAGGCGGTATTGGTAAGTCATATTCGTATATGGAAACAAATTATTAATAATCAATATCAAAATAATTTAGTACTTGAACATGATGCTCTATTAGAAAATGTAGAACTGTTTTATGATTGGTATTTTAATAAAACTGAAGATGTTAGATTCTATGGCATAGGTGCGTCATGCTATTCTATAACACCAAGAGCTGCACAGCAAATACTTCAAAGGATTCATAGAGATAGAACTCAAAAGAATCTAAAATTAAACTCAGGCCCAATGGCATATATTGCGCCACAACCAACACAAAATCATAAAATGCACGATTATCCAATATGGTATGCATTTAAACATTTCCATGCTAAAGAACATCCAGTATCCCATATATTTGATAGAGATATTGGTACTACTATAGATCATTATCCTACAGAAGATTTAAACCAGTTTAAAGAAAGAGCTGAAAGAACCAATGCTACATTATGGAGGTTCTTAGATGAAGAGCGTTGACTATGAAGAATTAGCTTATAATACTACAGGCTATTTGTTGAACAATAGGCATTATATTGCTGATCAACCATTCTTATGCCAATATTGTAATGCTACGTTATTAAAGTCTCTTCATCGTCTTCAATTTAAGTTTTCAGAAAAATATATGCAAGAAAAAGGATCATATATTAATTTTGGAACTGGCGCTGGTTTTTTAGAATTTGAAAGGCCTGATATTGACACAATTGAGAATATTGATAGAATAAAACATTTTAGTACATTGAGAGGAATATTAGGTATTAAAACTCCAGAAAGAATGACATCAATAAAGCGTGAAAAATGGAGTTCAACTGTACTTAAAAAATATGACTATGCTACTTGTGTAAGATTTAGTCCAGTAGAATTTGCTACATCTGATGAAGAAATAAACATTTATTTGGATAGATTATTTTCTATTGCTGATAATATAATCATTCATAATATAGCTAATCCAAAACCAGCAAAACTTTGGATAGATGAATATCAAATAGAAGAAACCGCTGAAACTAGAACTTTTCAATTGAGTAGAAATAACTTTTTATATAAATAAAAGTGAAATCTCTATAAGAGGAATATAATGAAAACTTTTTCACAGTTAAGAGAAAAGGCAAAAGAACCATCAAGTATAGTTTTTAGTAATAAAATTGATGGTGTACCTGTAAAGATTTCGAAAGAAGGATCTACAGCTTTTGTCGTTTATATCGACGGTGATAAGTTTGATACATTTAGATCCCAAAGTACTGGGGAAAAAATGGCAAAGAGAATGATAAAACAGTTAAAGGTTGAAAGATGAAGCTAATAGCAGAATACGTTGACCAAGAACTTGGGGTCATAATTGAGGCCAAAGAAGACGGCACTAAATCTCATATGATTGAAGGCGTGTTCGCGCAAGCCGATAATAAGAACAGAAACGGTCGTATATATGAAAAGGCTATTTTAGAAAAAGCCGTTGACAAATACGTAACCGATCAAGTAAAAACTAAAAGAGCAGTAGGCGAACTGAACCATCCTGATGGGCCTACTGTAAACTTAGATAAAGTTTCGCACCTCATCGAATCCCTTGATTGGAAAGGTAACGATGTGGTCGGAAAGGCACGCATTTTAAATACTCCAAATGGACAAATCGTTAAAGGTTTGCTAGATGGCGGTGTAAGATTGGGTGTCTCAACTCGTGGTATGGGTAGCCTCGAGCAACGTAATGGTGCTATGTACGTCAAAGACGATTTTATTCTTAACACGGTAGACATCGTGCAAGATCCATCCGCTCCTAATGCTTTTGTTAATGGAATAATGGAAGGTGTGGACTGGGTCTGGAATAACGGTATCATTGAAGCTCGGGAAATTGAAAAAATGGAGACTGAAATTAAAAAAGCTCCACGTTCTGACCTCTATGAGGTTCAGGTTCGTGAGTTCAAAAATTTCCTCTCGTTGTTGAAATCTAATTGAAGGAGTCAAACATGACTGATCAAGTCGAACAGGATGTTGAGCTCGATGAGGACGAGACCGAAATCGAAGAAGCTCATGATCCTAAAAACGCTGAGCTCCAGTCTGTAAAGGCGACCGCATCGGCCGCTGCTGCAGGTAAAGGGCAAACACCTCTACGTAGGGGTGACAAAAGAAATAGCGAGCCTTCTAATCTAAAAACACGTGCAGGTTTGATGAACGCTGTATTCCAGGGTATGTCACAAATGTCAAAGGAAAACCTTCAAGGCCTTCTTACAAAAATGAAAGAAGACATTGATGGTGGCGATGATGAAGCAGCAGTAGTTGCTGAGTCTGAGTACGATTTCTCTGATGACCTAAATGCACTTGTTTCAGAAGAAGCAACTCTCTCTGAAGGATTCAAGGACAAAGCCGCAGTTATTTTCGAAGCTGCAATTAAGTCCAAGATTTCTGTAGAAATCGATCGCTTGGAAGAACAGTACAAAACCGAGCTCGATGAAGAGATTACTCGCACTAAAGAAGAACTCGTCGAGAAAGTCGACGGCTACCTCAACTATGTTGTTGAGAATTGGATGGAAGAGAACAAGCTTGCAATCCAAGCTGGTCTTCGTACGGAAATCGCTGAAGGCTTCATGGGCAAGTTGAAAGACTTGTTTGAAGAGTCTTACATTGAAGTTCCTGAATCCAAAGTTGATCTTGTTGATGGTCTTGTCGAACAGGTCGAAGAGCTTGAAGAAAGTCTCAATGACCAAACTGGTAGGTTCATCAAAATGCAGGAAGAACTAGAGCAATATAAGCGTTACGAAGTTATTCGTGAACATGCTAAAGGTCTTGCTGATACAGAGATCGAAAGACTCGCTCAACTTTCTGAAGATATCGATTTCGAAGATGAGGAGACCTTCTCAGCTAAGGTTAAGACCATCAAAGAATCATATTTCAAAAAATCTACTACAACCGCTCAGTCTGAAGATTGGACAGATGACGCTGATGATACCGTTGACGGTGTTCTAAGTGACAGCATGGCCATGTATCTTCAAGCACTTCGCAAGTCTAATTAAGGAGTATCCTATCAATGGAATCTTATGATCGTTTGGTCGAAAAGTGGGCTCCAGTTCTGAACGAAGAGTCAGCTGGTACCATTAGTGACCGTCATCGCAGGGCAGTAACTGCCGTTGTTCTTGAGAACACAGAAAAGGCAATTCGTGAGGAGCGCCACCAAGCTAACTTCCTTACAGAAGCTGCACCAACAAACAGCACATCTGCTGCTGCTAACTACGACCCAGTATTGATTTCACTCGTACGTCGTGCAATGCCAAACATGATGGCATATGACCTCGCCGGTGTTCAGCCAATGACTGGTCCTACAGGCCTCATCTTTGCGATGAAGTCTCTATACAAAACAACTGGCGCTGGAGCCACAACTGGCGACGAAGCTCTGTTCAACGAAGCACTAACCGGCTTCTCCGGCGACTCCAACGGAACCAATGGTTCTGCTGGTCCTTCTGGTCTGTCTGGTATTACAGACTCAAACAGCGACAGCACAATCAACGATGATCGTGTAACCAACATCTTTGGTGGTGGCATGACCACAGCAAATGCTGAAGGACTTGGTTCTTCAGGTGCTGCTCCTGCTTCTGCTTTCCGTGAGATGGGCTTCAGCATCGAGAAAGCTACAGTAACAGCTAAATCTCGTGCACTGAAAGCTGAGTACTCATTGGAACTGGCTCAAGACCTCAAGGCAATCCACGGCCTTGACGCTGAGACAGAATTGGCGAACATTCTCTCGACTGAAATCCTTGCTGAAATCAACCGTGAGATTATTCGTACAATTAACTCTCAAGCCAAAACAGGTGCTCTCACATCCAACACAGCTACAAACGGTATCTTCAACGTACAAACAGACGCTGATGGCCGTTGGTCAGTTGAGAAGTTCAAAGGCCTTATCGTTCAATTAGAGCGTGAAGCCAACGTAATTGCTAAAGAGACACGTCGCGGCAAAGGTAACATCATGGTATGTTCTTCTGACGTAGCCACTGCTCTTTCTGCTTCAGGCATGCTCGACTATGCTCCTGCTATGTCTACAAACCTGAACGTTGACGACACAGGCAACACCTTCGCTGGTAC